TTTATGCCCTCACTGAGGACAAAAACAATAGGGGGCGTAATGTCCGATCCGGCTACATCGACCGTTATCACGGCGACACTCACCGGCGCGACGCTATTTGGCGCTGTGACGCAGACAGATTATGGAATTGTTTTCGGCGCGTTCGCGGGGGCCGTTTATTACGTGGCTACCGCTGACGATGTGCCGCTGTTCCGGCGCGGCTGCTATTTCCTCTCATCGTTTATCGTTGGTGTTTTAGGCGCTGGCGTTGTCGGTGAAAAATTAGCGCAATGGACTGGCAGCAAACAAAATCTTGCGCCGCTGGCCGCCGTGCTCGTTGCGGTACTGGCGATAAAAAGCCTTGGATGGCTCAACGCACAATCACCGTTCGAGTGGTTATCTCGTTTGTGGGGTGGCCATGGCTAAAGACCCGATTATTATCGTTAAGCGACCATGCGTTTAAACGCCCGTCTGATGTTGTCATGGAACTCGGTTTTGCCGGTGGCGGTTCGTTGTTGAATGGCATCAATACAGGGGCGATCGGGCTATCGCTGGGCCTCAGCTCGCAGGATACCTATAAACAAATTCTGGATTTGCAGGCGTCGCGCCAGCCGTTCGACGTCATCACCGGCAAGAAAACCTACAGCAACATGCTGATCCGCGCCATTGAGGTGACGACCGATAAAACTAGCGAAAACGTGTTGATGTGCGTGTTGACGCTGCATGAAGTCATTATCACCCAGACTCAAACGGTGCAGGTAGCGGATAAAAGCAACATGGCAACGGGCGTTAGCACATCCGCCGTACAGAACACCGGCACAAAGTCGCCGACGCAGCCTGTCAGCTCGCTACTGTCATCTGCAAACAGTGCGCTTGGCGGCGTTCCTGCCAGCATCCTGTCGTCTATTGGGATACCGACAAAATGAACATTCAGGAAATTCCGCTCACTGCGGACAATCAGCAATTCAATATTACCCTGGGTAATTTTACTGGTCAGGTGAAACTGATCTGGCGCGACGCGGCCGGCTGGATAATGGATTTAATGGACAGCGGGAGCGATCCGCTGCTGACCGGCGTGCCGCTAGTCTCTGGCGTCAATCTTTTGGCCCAATACCCGCAATTAGGCATTGATGGTGCGCTGGTGGTGATTAGCGACGACGAAACTCAGGAATACCCAACGAGTACCAATCTCGGCACCGACAGCCATACATATTTTGTGCAGGAGTCATGATGAGCGCGAATTGGATACGACATTTCGAATTGATTTTAACGGACAATAACGGGGGCGGTATCAGCCTCAGTGATTTCAAGGTGACGTTCTCAATCGACTGGTTCAACATCAAATGGCCTCGGGTCGCCACGGTCAGAATCTATAACCTTGGACAGCCGACCAGTGCCAGAATTCTCGCTACCGAATTCACAAAAATAAAAATTATCGCTGGCTATGACGGGCTAGCTCAGGTGGTGGATAGCAGCCAGTTATACCACCCGCAGGAAATTGACCCATCACAAATTGGACAGACTGCCGGGCAGAACTGGGGGGAAATCTACAGCGGCGAAATCCGCTTTACGCTCACCGGCCGGGAAAATCCCACTGATACCTATGTTGTTATCCAGGCGGTTGATGGCAATAACGCCTGGAATAACGCAACGATTAACCAGACAATAGCCGCCGGCTATACGGTGCAGGATTTGCACAAGCAGACGTTGCAAAATTTGGCGCCGTTCGGGATAACGCAGGGCGTCACCCCAGACATGCCGCCGACTGTCTTCCCACGCGGTCGGACGATGTACGGCAATACCCGCGACGTTCTGCACAATATCAGCGCGCAGTGTGACGCTACGTGGCAGTTTGTCGGGGGTAAAGTTCAGATGGTTCCTGACGATAAGTATGTTCAGGAAGCCATCGTTTTGAACAGCAATACCGGATTGATCGGGATGCCGCAACAAACGATGGGCGCCGGCGTCAATGTTCGATGTCTGATTAATCCGAATATTCGGTTAAACGGCCTGATACAGCTGGACCAGGCATCAGTTTACCGGACGGTATTATCGACGTCTGATATTCAGCAGGCCGGCGGACGAATTACCGAGACGAACGATAATGGTAACCTGTCTGTTTCCGGGATCGCAAGCAGCGCGCCACCGGCCAGCATCGCGACCGATGGCGTTTACATCGTTCAAGGGATAAGTTACACCGGTGATACGCGCGGTCAGGCGTGGTATATGGAGCTGATGTGCGCAGCGCGGGGGTCACGTGACTTATATTCAATTTCAGCCATTAATAGAACCATGTGACAAAAAATATGGTAATCAAAAACATTTTTTATATTTTTTTCGCTACAAGCTTTTTAACAGGGTGTGGTTTAGTACAAAGTCAGCAGTTAGCAAACGAAGCGGAAAACCAAAAAATAGAATCAATCAAGTCAAGTCCAGGGATGAAGGCATTAGATTATCTTGTTGCCGATGATGCGCTAACGGAACATGAGGGCGGGAAGTCCCTTTGTGAAAGAGGGTGCTCAATGCAAAATGTGATGCAAATAGCCAATGCAAAACCTATCACTATAGTAGCGCTTTATATAGCCATTCATGACTACGGGGATAATCCGCCTTCAACTTATAACATTAATGATTCTGTAACCCGTCAGCGTACTATAGCAGATATAATGACTAGGGTTGGCTATAGTTTAGGTTCAAGTCTGCTTGCAGACCAAAATCATATTTCAAACCTTTACGATGACTTCTCTAAGGAACATGAAGTTTTAGGTTTGAAAAATCTTGATGAAATTTCTTTCAGAAATGCAACGGGGCAACTCTATGCTGAAAGACGTGATTCCGTCAATCTTATAGCAAAGATGCGTGAACAGGAATTAGATTCCGCAAAAGCTACCGAGATAGCTCGCATCAAAGAATACGAAAATAATCATCCCCCGGTTCGTGTTCATCTGGAAAATGTAATACCTACGGGGACCGAACTTGATACCATACGAAATGCTTTGGCTGACATGGAATATGTAACACAAGATACAGGGGATAATCAAACTAGTATCATGGTTGATGGTAGAGGTTACAATGTCAGCACTGGTTTTATAATTGGCTCAATAGATTATGCTATAACTAATTGCCGTAAATATGCATCGTATGCGGGCGATAAAGATATATACATTCGATGCGTAAATAACTTGGCAGACGATATTCGTGTATTCAATAAGGTTCTTAAAGATAAAAATATTTCTGAACTTGCTGTCAACCGTGCATTGTCTGAAGCAAATATTGACGGAGTCTTACTTTTCGGGCACGCCGCAAGGCTAGCGCGCATGTACTCCGACCCTGCGTTATATCAAGAAGCAACATATTAAGCGATCGAAAATAAACAAAACAATAGAACCCGCCTTGAGCGGGTTTTTTTATGGAGTTTTTATGCCCGTATCAACTCCCGCGCAGAGCGGGGATCTCTCGCAAACTCTCGATGCCACTCAATCAACTATTTCATCGCAACTCCGTGTCGCCATGCCGGGGGAAATCCAATCATTCAATCCTGATGCAGTAACGTGCGTTGTGCAGTTGGGCACCAAGGGGCAACTTAACGGAAAATCGGTAGCCATCCCGCCGCTGGTGGATGTGCCGGTTATTTTTCCCCGCGGTGGTGGCGTTACGCTGACTTTTCCGATTGCGGCCGGCGATGAGTGCCTGGTGATTTTTGCTGACCGCTGTATTGATTTTTGGTGGCAATCCGGTGGTGTTCAGGAACCTGTAGATCCGCGCCAGCACGATTTATCAGACGCGATCGCCCTGGTCGGCCCGCAGTCCCAGGCAAAAAAAATCAGTGACATCAGCACGACTGCCGCGCAATTTCGCAGTGATGATGGTCTGGCCTATCTGGAAATCAACCCCACCACTCACGCCATGAATATTGTGGCGCCAGGTGGCTTAAACGTCACCACGCCGACCGCGACATTCTCCGCAGCGGTTACCGTCAATGGACTGTTTACATTCCTGGGCGGACTGATCGGCAGCACAGTTAACGGAGTGGCGGCCACGATCACCGGCACAATCAATTTCCTTGGCTCCCTGACATCAAACGGGAAAAATATCAGCAATACCCATACCCACGGCAATGTTCAAAACGGTAATGGTAATACAAACGGGGTGAACAGATGCGATACAGACGCGAAGACGCCAACGGCGATTACACGTTCGGCCAGGGAGACAATACCTTTCTGGTGAACTCGCCGGACTGTGTGGCGCAAGCCGTTTTTACCCGGTTTCAGCTCTGGCAGGGGCAATGGTTCCTCGATACAACCGAGGGAACGCCTTATCTGCAATCCATCCTCGGCAAGCAGCCGGCGGACGTGTACAGCCTGGCGGTGCGGGATCGCATCAGCGGAACCCAGGGCGTTAATTCAATTCAGTCCTTTGATTCAAACAACAACGGCACAACACGCCGCGTCTCCTTTACCGCAACCATCGATACCATCTACGGCACAACGGTAGTCACAAGCGGGGCATAATGGCACTCAATCTCGACTCTTTAGGGCTGGCGGCCACCGTCTCAGCCACGGGCATTTCTGCGCCCGATTATCAGACAATCCTGACGACAATCACCGGTTATTTTTATCAGATTTACGGCAGCGACGCCTATCTGGAACCCGATAGCAAAGACGGCCAAATGATCGCCCTGGTGGCGCTGGCTATCAACGATGCTAACAACGCGGCCATTGCTGTCTATAACGCATTCTCACCGGCGACAGCTCAGGGGAACGGGCTGGCCAGTGTGGTGAAAATTAACGGCATCATTCAACAGGTCGCCACTAATTCGACGGTTGACGTTCAGCTCAACGGCGCGGCCGGCACGACAATCACCAATGGCTCCGTAAAAGATAATAACGGGGTGATTTGGGACTTGCCGACCACCACAACGATCGGAGTAGATGGCACAGTGACAGTCACGGCGACCGCTGAGACTACTGGCGCGATAGCTGCGCTGCCCGGCACCGTGACGCAGATTAATACCCCGACGCTGGGATGGACGTCCGTGACGAATGCTTCGGCGGCCGCTATCGGTTCGGCAGCGGAAACCGATA